AAGAAATAAATTCACTCATTCCTGAGCTTAGTCAGTTACTAAAGCGCCGCAACCAGGATAACACTATTGTTCCAACTAGTTCAATTATTGCGCTTCAAGATGAAATAATAGCTCTTCAAAAGCAACAAGAAGCTATTGTAGCAAAAGTTGAAGCCGCCGGCGGCTCTATTACGGATTTATATTAACTATGGCAATTTTTAAATATACACTTCCTTCTGGCTCACAATTTGAACTAACTGTTCCATCAGGAACAACACAAGTTCAAGCTGACAAAATTTTTTACGAACAAGTAGCCGCTGGTACTTTTGTTGGATACAATGTTGGCGACTCATTAGTAAGCCCACAACAAGCAATTAATAATTTTGGAGTTAGTCGACTAGAACGCGGCACAGCTGGTGTTAATGATCAAGCTATATTAGAAATAATTTCAGGATTACCTGTTGTAGTGCCTTTACCTAATTTAAATAATGTAGTTACAGCTAACATTATAAACGAATCGGATTACATTCAAGTAACTAGTAATGCTACTTCTGTAGATGCGGGGTCAGGTATTTTTAGTCAGGGAATTCCTGGCATTGGTCCTTTATCACCAGTGCAAATACAAGCTATTATGGCACAAATTGCCGCAATAGTTGGGCAAGCATGGAATGTTATTACACAAGAAAAAGGTGTAGGATATTACGGATTTAATTCACAACAACTTGAGCGAGCCGGATACATTAAACCAGGATACTCACAACAGTATTGTCCAATTAACTCTAATACTTTTGCTAACCCTAATAATTTTGTATCTTTTATGAAATCTCCAACACCTTGGACAGGGCTTAATGGAGTTACTACTGTTAATGATATATTAAACAGTCAAGCAATACAAAATCAAATACAACATCAATTAATGGATGAAAGTTATAACACATTTGTCGAATTAGGAATTATTGTTCCAGCTAAACCAACAGTATCTACTCCGTCAATAAGTACAGGACAAGTGTATACATCCACGGGAGATTTAGTCGCAACATCTGCGTTAAATTTATTAACAACATCAACAGGAACATAATATGCCATTTGGAATTAATCCCACAATACCATTAGGATCAATACCTACTGATATTTCCAAGTTAGGAAGTACTGCTGTATCTGAATATACAGCTGGCCTCAATGCGTTATCTTCGGGGGCAATAGGTTTTGGCACATCAGCACTTAACGATATTAAAACTGCTACGGGAGCGGCACAAACACAAATATCTGGACTAGCCACAGGTTTGACCGGTGGTGACTTAGCCGGTACCGCGGCAGCAATTAAGACAACAGTAGACGGTGACATTGGAGCATTAATGGCCGCAGGAAGTAAATATGGAACAGCTGCTACAGCCGCTTGGGCACAAGCAAATAATTTATATGATAATGCTAGTGCTACTGCTGGCAAAGCAGTTGACACACTTAAATCTCTTAATGTTGATAGATTAGCCGAAGACGCATTAAAAAATGCTGGCGACCTTGCTACTAATCTTGTTAAGAATGCCGCTGGTATGGCGTTAGGTAAACTAAATGCCTTGGCTGCACCAGCTCTAGCTGCAATAGATACATTAGCTAAGTCAGTAAAGTCAGCTATTTCTTTTGTAAATTCGTTACCAGGATTAGTATCAGGCATACAAAAAGGTGCGGCATTTAATAATACAGTTAATCGTCAAACAGTAGATGCAGCAATGGATAGAGTAATTGGTAGTGATTTAATTAAAGCACCAAAATTTGAACTACCGTCGGCTACTAGTTTAGGCATATCAGCAGATATTGCTAAAGCAAAAGAATTACTAGCACAAGGACAAGCTGTAGTTGGGCAAGCACAAGCCATTGCTGGGCAAGCAACTAGTGCGGCAAATAATGTAGTGACTGCTGCTAATAATGCTAAAAACTTGTTTGGATAGGATATAAATATAATATATGGCAACTTTTATTGGATACTCCACTATTGATCGTAACAAGCAGTTTACCCTGGTTGATGACGATTTAATCAAGCGAGATTTACTTAACGCTTTTAACATCAGACAAGGCGAATTAGTAGGCCGCCCTGGATACGGCACAATTATTTGGTCTTTTTTGTTTGAAAATCAGTTACCTGATACTCAGCAAGCTATCTATGACGAAGTACAAAGAGTAGCCGGCGGCGACCCTAGATTATACGTTCAAAACGTTTATTCTTACCCACAACAAAACGGAATGTTAATTCAAATTATACTACAAACGGTGGCTACAACAACTGCCCAACAACTATCTATATTCTTTGATCAAACCCAGCGTAGTGCTAGTTACGTTTAACTTTTAAAGTAAAACTACCCAGTTTATTAAATCCATAAATACTTGTAACACTGGAAGAACCATGGCACAAACAACAAGACAAACCGCACTATTCGGAGTTGAAGATTGGAAAAGAATCTATCAAACCTATAGCGAAGGCAACTTTCAAAGCTATGATTTTGAAACTTTACGCAAATCCTTCATAGATTACTTACGTCAGTATTATCCAGAAACATTCAATGATTATATTGAAAGTTCAGAATTTATTGCCTTGCTTGATGTTATGGCTTTTATGGGTCAAGCTCTGGCCTTCCGTACAGATTTAAACACTCGCGAAAACTATATTGATACAGCAGAGCGTCGTGACTCAGTCATTAAACTTGCTAATTTAGTTTCTTATCAACCGCAACGTAATACAGAAGCCAACGGATATATTAAAGTATTATCGGTGTCAACTACAGAAAATGTTGTTGACTATAATGGTGTTAATCTTTCTAATATCACAGTTAACTGGGCAGACCCTGCTAATTTTGACTGGCAAGAACAATTTACAGCAATTCTTAATGCCGCGTTAGTTGACACACAGTCTGTTGGCCGACCAGGCAACAATCAAACTATTTTAGGAGTAGATACACAGGAATATACTGTTAACTTAGTGCCAGGTTATTTGCCAGTAATTCCTTTTACTGCAATTATTGACGGTGTTAATATGCCGTTTGAAATTGTAACTGCTACTTCAGTAGGTGAAACATATATCTATGAGCCACCTCCGCTACCTGTGGGTCGCTTTAATGTACTATTCCGTAACGATCAATTAGGATATCAGTCGGCTAATACAGGATTTTTCTTTTTATTCAAGCAAGGTACATTACAAAATCAAGATTTTAATTTAGTACAACAAGTTTCCAATCGTACAGTTGATATCAATATTGAAGGTGTCAACAATACTGACATTTGGTTATATCAATTAGATAATGTCGGTAGTGTTACTTCTATTTGGCAAAGAGTTGCTTCGGTTTACACCGCAGCAGTTGAACAAAATAGTTCTACTATACAAAAAGCATACTCGGTAACAAGTCGCACCAACGATCAAATTACTTTAGTGTTTGGTGATAATGTATTTGCTAGTATTCCTGTAGGACAATTCCGCACTTATGTTCGTGCGTCTAATGGATTACAATATATTATTAATCCAGAAGCTATGCAATCTGTTCAAGTTCCTATTTCCTATGTTAGTCGTACAGGAACATTAGAAACAATTACATTTACTTGCGGACTTACTAATCCAGTTACTAATGCCACACCACGCGAGACCATTGATCAAATTAAAGAGCGTGCTCCTGCTCGCTACTATACACAAAACCGTATGGTTAACGGAGAAGATTATACAAATTTTCCATTTACAACATACAATTCTATTTTAAAAAGTTCGGCTGTTAACCGTAGTTCTATTGGAACAAGCCGCTATTTAGATTTAGTTGACCCAACAGGAACATACTCATCAACAAATATTTTTGCTGACGATGGAGCATTGTGGTATGAAAATTCAACTCCTGCGTTTACTTTTGCTTGGCAAACAACCAACGATATTAACAATGTTATTCTTAATGACTTAACTCCTCTTTTATTAGATAAAACATTAAGGCAATTTTATTATGCTAATTTCCCACGCCCTACTTTAGTACCTATTAACTATTTGTGGCACGAAAGTACTACGATTGTTAACGAAACAACGGGATATTTTACAAATAGTTCAGGAACTCCACAACCTATCGGTACTGGATATGCTAGTAGCAACGCACAGTACATTGTAGAAGGGTCATTAGTTAAATTTGTTGCTCCTACTGGTTACTACTTTGACGATAAAAATGAATTACAACCAGGTGTGGCAGCAACTAATAATGGAAAATTAGTAATTTGGGCTAGTGTACAAGCGGTAATTGCTGACGGAACAAATCAAGGTTTAGGTAATTTAACTAGCGGAATTGGTCCTGTAGTTCTTAACACTTATGTACCTACTGGTGCCATAGCTAATCAAGTAATTCCGTTGTTTGTTAATCAGTTTAGCACAACAGTACGGCAAACAATTTTTAATCAAATTTATTTAAATGCTAATTTTGGGTTAGGATATACTAATAATGGGATTTATGATGATAACAATAACGTAATCTATCCACCTGGATCTTGGTATGTTATTACTCAAGCTAATCTTGATGTTGGCGCGACGTGGAGCCAAACTTATGCTGGTAATACATCGGGAGCAGGTTTAGATGCTAGTTGGTTAATACAATGTACATTTAACGGTAATCAATATACTACAATTTCTCGCAGCCTTGATTACTCATATGGTAGTGTATTAGAAGTTCGTTTCTTTTTTGATTCTGCTCAATCAATTTATGACAGTCGCACAGGAACAGTAATTGCTGATTTTGTTAGAATTTTAAAAGTTAATAGTCAAGCAACTAACAACTCGCCATTATTATCAGATATTACGCTTAAAATTATTGGGCAACCAGTACTTACTGACGGATTAGTTGACGACTTTGAAGTATTAGTAAGTTATGAAGATTATAATAACGATGGTATTCCTGACAATCCTGATTTCTTTTATGAAATTA